ATTAGAAACTGGCCCACTTATAAAACTGGTGATTATGACTTCCGTAATACTAGCGGCATTTATAGGCTTATTGCTCTTGACCTAGGACTTGTCAATGACAAGACAGTGTTGAGCCTAATCTACTGGATGCCTAACGAACAAGAAGCATGGCTGGATAAGCAAATAGTGGTCAAAGGCACAGAAGAAGCCAACCCCATCAATTATGTGCAGCATCTCATGCGTCCAGAAGTGTTTGGCACTCCTATTGTGCTGCCTCCAGATGCGGGCACTGTGGGACGCTACACCATGAGCGCACTCAGCATTAGACAACTGTTTGAACAATACGAACTCAATGTGTATCCAGAGCCCATACACAATCCCGCAGATGAACAAGGACGTGTCACAAACCACAAGAGCTTTGGTATAAACATGATGCGCCAAATGATGGAGTTGGGCACATTCCATATCAATGAAAATTGTGTAGAATTCCTGCGTGAATGCCAAAACTACTACGTAGATGACAAAGGACGCTTTAGCGATCCTGATGACTGCATTGACTCAGCACGTTATGCCCTACTTGGATGCCTAAATGGCTGGGCAGAACCCTGGGATAGTCGCAGTCCCCAACAGCGTTTTAGAGACGCTGCTCATAACTTGCGTGTGCGTCAAGCACAACAAGCAGCCATAGAACGCCCACCTTGGAAGCGTGTGTACAGCGCGGATGAATAGTCACTAAATACTATATTGTAAAAGGTAATCTCAGAATGCTTAACCTAAAGAATGTTGTTGTAAGCAACTTAAACACAAACAGCGGCAGTCTCGCTCGTTTTGTAAAAATGAAGAGTTTGTTGGACCAAAAATGTGCGGCCAACTTGCGCTTATTAGCAACAAAGAACAACATCAACAGAACCAGCGATTATCACTATTTGGTTCTGGCCATGACACAGTCAACAGAACCAGTTAATGGCATTGACTATATCCATCCCACAGTAAAACCCGTAGTTGATTACAGCAGTGCAGTCATTGTCAAAGGACTTGCACAAAATGGTGAGATCAATTTTGAATTTGTAGCGGACAATGAAGATGACGAGGCAGCAGCACGTCAAGCCACAGAAATGGTTCACAAGATTATTAACCAAAACAATGATCCTCACTTTATTCTACAACACTGGACCATGGATGCTTGCCTACACAAAAACGGCGAGATGTTGATTGCTCCCATGCGCGAGCAGGTTGTTCGTTATGTAACCACAAGCGGTACAGAAGACCAACTAAAAGCATTTGAACAACAAGCAGAAGAATCAGGCCTAAAAGTAAAACGCAACAGTCGTCGTAAAAAAGGTGTTGACCTAGCCAAGGTAGCAGCAGAAACACAACAGTTTCTACACGCCGCAGATGACAAGCAGGCACAACAACTAATTCAAGAGCGTATTGACCGCAGTAAGGCCATTGCTGGTGGTGATTTTGAGGAACAGCCATTTGAAGATCACACAGACGAAAACAATGTACAACTACAAGAAGGCGAAGACGCCCTAAGCGAAGCTATTGCTCGTAACACCATTTATGATGCAGAGTATAAGCTGACTGGTTACACAGTGAACGTCAAGTTCCGTCCTATAGCGCAACACTATTGGATGTGTGACCCCACTGTGATAGAAATTCAAGAGCAACCTTTCTGCGGTTTCTACAAACCAATGAGTATTCAAGAAGCAACTGAGTTGTATCCAGACATTGATCTAGAGGAGTTCAAGATCTATGCGGAATACTCAAACGTGGGCAGCTATCAGGCTGGTAGCTTGCTCAACAATTTGGCCATCCATGCTCGTGATAGCGTGCCTATTAATGGATTGCCAGCACAAGGCTATGCAGCACAAGAACCAGAAGCACGTCAAGTTACTGTGCTTACTGTTTGGAACCGCTACGATATTGACGGCGACGGCGAGTTGGAACTTGTTGAATTGATCTATAGTGGTCAGTATGTTATCAGCGCACGTGAAGTAGAATTTATTCCTGTGGCCAACATGGTACCAAAACCACTGCCACAAAACTTCTATGGTATGAGTATTGCTGAATCTGTGACTCCAATGCAAGAGTACATGACATCAGGATATCGCGCAGAACTAATGATGGGCTTGCTACAGTCAACTCCACGTATTGGTGTCAAGCCAGATCGTGTGGACTTTGAAATGATTCAAGACGGTGAAGCTGCTATCTTTATTTTGGACAGCAAGTTTGATCCTACCAAAGACATCTACGCATTGCCAACACCACAAGGTAATCCAACGTTTATGGACAATACACTGCAACGTATGCAGCAAGACCAAATGGCCATGGTGGGCATGACCACGCCACAAGACGTATTCAATCCAGAAGTTATGGATCCAGGTAATTCAGGTGCCAAACTAAACTTGGCTCTAAGTCCAAACCAAATTATTCAAGACAACACAGTTAAAAATTGTGCTGAAGGCTTGAAGGATGCCATTTGGTTAATTTGGCGTACACTGGTTGCACATGCAGATGATTGGGGTGTGCGTAAACTGGCACAAGAGTTCCACCCAGAAGGCAAACCCGTTTTTATGGATGGTGAACGCTTTGAAAACTATGACTTCAATGAACGTAAAACAATTCACATTGATTTAGCCATGGGCATGAACAGTGAAGAAAACAGTTTGCAACGTATACAGTTGATCAAACAGGCACAAACACAATTCAACGCTGAACTACAACAAATGATTGTCAATGGTATTGATGATCCTACACTGTTTAAGAAAATACGCAAGCCATACGAAGACATGTTGTATGCACTCAGTGTCAAAGAAGCAGATGTGTATCTTGTCACGTTGGAAGAAGCCGCTAAAATGGCACAACAAGCAGCACAGAAAGCACAAGCAGCAGCAGAAGCAGCCAAAGCCAATCCGCCAGCAGCTGAACTCAAAGACAAAGCCAGCGCAGCATTGGATCAAGCCAAGACACAACAAGTCATGGCTGATGTCAGCGGCGCAAGTGCCAAGATGCAATTGGATGGAGTCAGTCTTATTGGTGAACACAAAGCCAGAGCATTTTGAACATAAATAACTTTACTGTATTAAGGTAATGTATGTTAATCAATGATGACGTCATTGATGCGTTTAATAAACGTGTCAATGTAGACCCCAATAATATTAAGAAAATGACGCCAAGCCAATTGGATCGCGTCAAAGAAGTAGGAACACAAGCAGAGAACCTGTTGCGTAACAGAGACTTTGCTTACTTTATACACATATTCAAGTTTGAACGCATGGAAGTGCTTGCTGAGATCAGTAATCACACAGCAGACAGCAACGCAGAGCGGATAGCACTAGGCAATCAGCTGGCGGGAATAGATGAATTTATTAAATCGCTCAAAAGAGCGGTGTATTACAAGAATCGCGTGGTAAGTCAACAGACAGGCCAAATGGCTACTGAAGACCCCAACGCTTAACTAAGGAGAAACAATGGAGAACATTGTAACTGACACACCTAATCTCCAACCAGAGACGGTCCCTGTCAAAGAAGCCAGTGTTGGACTGGATGTAATAGCTGCAAAGATGGCCGCAATGCGTAACCAAGCGGCAGCTACCATACAACCTGGGACGGGTACTACTGCTGAGGCAAAGGCAGAAGCCCCCGTGGCACCACAAGGAGCAGCAGTCAGAGAAGAAACACCTGACAGCGATGCCAATTTGATTGAGCCAGAAGTTGCAGAGCCAGAAGCAGAGTATGATGCAGGCAGCATTGATGAAGGAGACGCCCCAGATCAAGACGATCAGGTAAGCCAACCAGATTCAACCCAAGCAGAAGTTATTGATTTCTTAGAGTTCGCTGAGAATCACCCAGACGCTAAATTCAAATTTATGCGTAATGGTAAAGAAATTGAAATTGATGCAAAGAAAGCAGCCGCCATATTGGGCCAAGGAGCCGCAATTAGCGAAGAAGCAAGACAACTTAAGGTCCAGAAAGCAGAGTTTGATGAATATCTTCAAACTAAGAAAGCTGAAACTGATGGTCTTATGTTGGCAATGGAATTTACAGTTCGTCCTCAGCTGCAAAAGGCTTATGACGAAATTATTAAGGTACAACAATACCAAAATGTGTTTAAGCAACAACTAGCAAGAACTCAAGATCCTGTACAACAGGCTCAGATTCAAGCTAACATGCAACAGAATGAAGCCTACCTACAACGTATGGCCCAAACTGTCAATACTCTTAAACCCAATGTGGATCAGTTTTACCAAATGCGTAGTAATCAAGTTCGCGAAGTGCTTGATAATAACCGCAAGTCATTCCAAGATAAGGAATTACGAAATGCGGCCATTTATGAAGAAGTTCGTGAAAAAGTTGCCAAGGGTTGGCAAGGCGCCAAAACACAAATTGTGCCAGGCGTTGATAACATAGACCTAGTTGCAAGTGATGAGCACATCTTATCCTTGTTGCGTGATGGACTTAAGTATCGCGACAGACCCAAAGCAAAAGCAGCTGGCGGAAGCATTGCTGCATTGACCACACGCAATACACGTAGTTCCGTGCCAAGTGGACGTCAACAAGATCAAGTGTCTAGCCTTCGTGAAAAAGCCAGGGGCGGCGATAAAAAAGCCGCAGACAATTTACTTGTAGCCCAATTAAGTGCATTAAGATCCGCACGTGGCACAAGAAGATAACGCCAATATAAAATAGGAGAATATTATGGCAGCACAAGGTTATAACTCAACCGCAGTCATTGGCAATGGTACCTCAGGCTATCAAACTGACATCGTTGTTAAAGACTTAGACTTAGACGTAAGCAACCGCGTTAAGGATGACACACCTGTATTAAACATGTGTATGGCTAAAAAGCGTAAAGTTGTTAGCACTTTACCATTGTGGACAAACGACGTTTACCGTCTACCACAAATCCAAGCTAACCAAGAAGGCCAAGCAGTAAGCTCTGGACTTGTTGAACAACAAAGCCGTGCTAACTTGGGTAACTACACTCAGATTTTCAGCACAGTGGTTGGTGCAACTGGTACAGCACGTGCCGTTGAACAATCTGGTGGTGATCCTCAAGCATATCAAGAAGTCAAGCAATTGATTGAATTGATGTTTGACGTTGAAGCACAAATCGTTCGTAATGACCAAATTGGTACAAAATACAGCGGACAAGCTGGTAGTGCAGTTGGTTTCGCAGGTAACGTTGTTGGTACAACTACTGGTATTACTACTGGTACATTGACAAACAACGCTGGTATCGTTGAATTGACCAGCGCAGGCGCAACAGCAGCATTCCTAGGTGGTTCCGTAACTGGTAACCAAGGTGGTAACGTTCAATACGTTGCTAACAGCAGCTACGCAGCAGTTTCTAGCACACCTCCTGTCAGCCCAGTATCTGGTTCTGTAACAACTTACGGTCCACAAACTGGTCGTCGTATGGGTTCGTTGAACAGCTTTGCTGGCACACACAGCTTCTCTGTTGCTCCTAACAGCAACTTCTACACTGTGTTCAACAACGAAAACAGTGACGTTACAACAGCTGGTACAGCCAACGTATTGACAATTGGTTCTGGTGTTTCTAACGCCAACAACGGTGAATACCTAGGTAGTAACTTCTACTCTTATACAGGTCAGTTGCAACAATTTGCACCTAGCTTGTACAAGCAATTGGTTACAACTGCTGAACAACGTTTCAACGCTAAAATCCGCACAATCGTTTGCCCAACTAGCTTGCGTACACATTTGAGCGACACAATGCCTACAAGCCGTAGCATCAACCGTGTGAACAGCGAACGTGGTGACACTATCGCTACATACGAAGGTGACTTCAACTACACATACGAGATTTTTGATTCTTGGATCATGGATCAAGTTGGTGCAGGTAACAGCATCTACTTCTTGAACGAAGAAGTTTTACAATGGGGTTCATTGCGTGACCTAGGACCAAACAACGAAGTGTTCTCAAACGCTGACGCAAGTTTGGACCAGTTCATTCTTGAAGGTACATTGATTGTTCGTAACCCAGCTGGTGTTGCAGTATTGCACGACATTAGTCCTAACGGAACTTATGTTGGTGTAAACCCAAGCACTGGTGCTTCTGGTACACTACGCCCAACAGCGTATGTCCAACGCCTAAACGCATGGGACGGCAACAGCTTCTAATCTTAAAAATTAGAAAAGGACAAGGGGCTACGGCCCCTTTCTCTTTGATACTAAATACTATATGGACGAATTTGCAAATTATCATGACAAAAGTCAACTTGAGGATGAAGATCCAGAGTTTGACCAAGACGCACACCGTTGGGACAAAGGCGGATTAGTTACAAGTGACAACGGCATTGCTGATCGCTTGTTACAAAATGACAAACTATACAACACTCTCAAGAGTGATTGGACTAGAGAAGACTTTAACCTAAGCAAAAACATCAAAACTACAACTGGCCGTCAAGATGGCAAGATGTATTTGACAAGAGAACAATTTAACATTCCTGCAATACTACAACACTGCAAGGAATATCGCGCAAGAGCAGAACAAGGTTGGATGGATCCACTAGCACCCCTAACACCAGATGGCAAGTTAGGTTACAAATGGATGGAACTACCTGAAGTCATTGCTTTTGAAATCTGTAACAAATACTTTGGTGGTATGCCATGGGCAGCTATCAAACGTGATCGTTCACTCAAGGCACAGTTTTACAAAGTAGTAGAAAAGGAGTACAATCCTTTTGTTTGCTATCCAGGTGGTCGTTTACCAATACCTATTGATGTGCCATATCCAGCAGCAGTTGGACAAAAGGCATTTTTTGAAGGTGCCAATTTTGCAGGAAAACACTAATGTCAACTTTTATCGCAGATGCTAATGCACTTGTCACTTTTATTCAAAACTGGACAGGTAGTACAAACGCACAAGAAATACAAGACTGTATCTACATGGCTGAACTTGGTATGCGTAACATTGAATTACCAGCACTGAGATCTGATCCTTATAACACATATGGCACAGCAGATTCAAATGGCTATGTGCCTATTCCAGCTGACATGAACAGACCCATCTTGTTCTTTAACCAAGGACCAGGTGCAACCATTAATGGCGCAGGTGGCGGACCATGGATTGTCTACGATCGTATTGGTGATCGCGATATGATTGCTGACCAACTGATTGAGAACTTGTATCTTAAACCCATCAACGTGCCACAAGTGTATCGTGGCAAGTTCAGTGAAGTTGGACAGAACTATGAATTCTTGCCTGGACTAAGTGCAGGCGCACAAATCAACTTGTACTATTTCAAAACTTGGCCACAACTGTTTACTCTCAACACTGATGGCAGTGAAGTATTGACCAATGTGGTGTTGCAATCATGGCCTGAAGGTTATGTGTATGGCGCACTACGCGAATACTATTTGAAACGTAAGATGCCAGAAGATGCTGCAACTTGGGATGCCAAATATCAAGCAGCATGGGATATTGTTGAGGATCAAAACAACAAAGGTAAGTGGAGTGGTGGCCACAATAAGTTAACAAGTATATTCCAGCCACGCAGAGATCAACGCTACACTACACGATAAGGATTAAGACATGGGAACACCAGTAGGTAACACAAACGGGCTGTATATTGGCTCTGGCAGTGCAAACATTTTAAACAATGCACAACAATTATTAACATTGTTGGCCAATAGTAGTAGCGTTGGTTTTTATCTAACCAATTCAAATACTGATGTCACTGCAACAACACTCAGCACAGGCGTTAGTCCTGGCACATACGGAGACAATGCAGACATTCCAATTGTCACAGTGGGATCTGATGGCCGCGTGACCAACATTACCACTGTTGCTATTCCAACACAAACTGGCACATACAGCAATGCCAACGTGGCAGCATATCTAACTGGCACAGTCACAGTTGGTAACTTGATTACCACTGCTGGTATATTTTGGAGCAATGGCCAACCTTATAGTTCAGGTAGTGGTAGCATCTATGGTAACGCCAACGTGGCTGCTTACTTGCCAACTTATGCTGGCACATTAAACAACAGCAGTACCATTATTGGTATTAATGCCAACGTGGCAGCGTTTGAAACTTATGCCAATGCCACTTATGCAACACAAGCAACTCTAAGCAGCTTTGAAACTTATGCCAATGCTACTTACAGTACCATTGCCAATGCTGCAACACTACAAAGCGAAATTACAGCAGCTAATGCTGCCATTGTAACTGCCAACACAGCAATGAAAGGCTATGTTGATGCAGCCAATACAATTCAAAGCACACAAATCAACACATTGAACAGCGGACTAACTGCGGCCAATGCTGCCATTGTAACTGTTCAAAGCAATTTGACAGCATTTGAAGTTTATGCCAACAGCACATTCCAAACTGGTGGCGGAAGCAGTTATGGCAACAGCAACGTCAATGCCTATTTGTCAACTGGCCTAGTAACAACCATTGTTGCCACAGGTAATATTCAAAGCACTGGTGGTAATATTGTTGCTGCACATTTTATCTATCCCAACGGTGTCAGTATTTTAACTGGCACAGGCGGCACAACTTATAGCAATACAAACGTAGCTGCCTATTTGTCAAGTGGCACAGATGCAACTATCAATGCTATCAATGCCAACATTACAGCAGCCAATGCTGCTATTCAAACTCTAAATGCCAATGTTGGTGGCTTTTACACTTATGCCAATGCTACTTATAGTACCATTGCCAATGCAGCAAGCCAAGAAAGCGAGATCACAAGTCTTCGTGGCAATATCACAGCGGCCAATGCTGTTATTCAAACTCTAAATGCCAACGTTGGTAGTTTTTACACTTATGCTAATGCTACCTACAGTACTATTGCCAATGCTGCGGTATTGCAAAGCGAGATCAACACAATCAATGCCAACATTGGTAGTTTCTATACCTACGCAAACGCTACATATCAGACCACTGCTGGCGCTTACGGCAACAGCAATGTGGCTGCTTACTTGCCAACTTATAATGGCACAATTGGCACAGCAACAGGCACAGTCACAATTGGTGGCAACTTGGTCACAACCAGCAAACTCACAACTGGTAACTTGGTAACAAGTGCTGGTGTATTCTGGGCCAACGGCACAGCTTATTCAACAGGCAGTTCATTCACAGGCAATTTGGCTGGATCAACCTTGTTTGACAGCGTAAACGGTCGTATCTTGGCCAATGCTTATCCACAAAGCGATCCTGGCACAGCACCTCCCTTGTGGCAAAATATGAAAAACAATCCTCCAGTTTATGTAAACGGAGTATTGCAACCAGCTGCTGGCAACAACATCAACGGTTTGATCAACATCAACAGTTATTTGATGCAGACCTCTGGCAACGTAGGCTTACAGTCTAGCTATCAGACCAGCACCACAAGATTTACTAGTGGTATTACCAATTACCAGGGTCTATGGCCAGTGACTGCCAACGTGATGCAAAACACTGATCGTTATCGTCATACTGATAACGTGCTTGAAGTTAACTTGAATGGTATCAGTTGGGCCAGTAGCCAGTCTCAATTGCAAAACACTGTGGCCACACAGCAAAACTTTTTAAGCATATATGGTAACGGAACTTTAGGCACAGGCAGTGCAGTTAGTGGCACTGTGTATATCATACCTGAAGGAACTGCTCTTGGTAGCGGCCTGGTTGCCAATGTGAACTATGTTACTGGTGTAATAGGTCAGATCCAAAGTCAGACCACTTACGGCGCTACCAACACTGCCAACGTGATTTATGCTCGTGGTTTCTTGCCACAAGTTGCACCAGCATCAAACAGTGTTGCAATCACCAATGCTGTTGGTTTCCATACTCCAAGTGGTTGGGTAACAGCTCCTGGAGCAACAGGTGGTCTTAACATTGCAAACCGTTATGCTATCTTGAACGAAGACGCCAACAGTCTAATTCAAACCAATGCCAACATTGTGTTGGCACCAGGTTCTGGCAAAGCCATTGTGTTTAGTGATGGTACAAGTTTAACAACTGCACCAAGTTCTAGCGGTGGCGGCTTATCGTGGCAATCAGTACAAACCAGTAATTTTACTGCGGTAGCTGGTAGCGCATACCCTGTCAATACCACAAGTGGTAATATAACTGTTACATTACCAAGTTCTCCAACTGCTGGACAAGCAGTCAGCTTTACTGACTACAGCGGCAATTGGAATACCGCTGGAGTTAAAATATATGGCAATGGTGCAAACATTGATGGTACTTCTAGCAACGTGGCTATTGTTAACCAAAGAGAAACTGTAGCATTTGTTTACATTGATTCAACACAAGGTTGGATCCCATACAGCGGATTTAACACTTCTACCCCAGCTCCAGTAGGCGGACCATACACTGCAAGTTATTTGATTGTAGCTGGCGGCGGCGGCGGCGGTGCTGGTCAAAGCTCTAACACTTCAGGTGCTGGCGGCGGTGCTGGCGGTTACAATGTTGGTAACATCTCATTAACACTTGGCACAACTTATTCATTTACAGTTGGTGCTGGCGGTGCAGGTGCTCCTGGCGCTTCATCAGTTTATAACACTTGCGGTACACCAGGTTCAAACTCAACTGGCTTTAGTTTGACCATGATTGGTGGCGGTGGTGGCGGTTCGTTCAACACTGGTAGCTTGTCAAACATGAACGGTGGTTCAGGTGGCGGTATTGGATGTCGTGCAGCAGCCAACTATGGAACAAGTCCTGGTTCAGGCACAAGCGGACAAGGTAACGCTGGTGGTACAGCTAGTGGTGATAGAGCCAGTGGTGGTGGTGGTGGAGCTGGAGCCGCAGGTGGTGTTGGTTCTGATGGCACTACTGGTGGTAACGGCGGTGTTGGTTTGCAAAACAGCATTACAGGAACAGCTACATACTATGCAGGTGGCGGTGGCGGTGGCGGTTCATACGTTGTTCCTGCAGGAACTGGCGGCCTAGGTGGTGGCGGTAATGGTGGTTATGGTTGGCCTACAATGGACCAAACTGGTTTCCCAGGTACTGCAAACACAGGCGGTGGTGCAGGCGGTGGCGACAACGAAGGCTACAGCACTAGTGGTGGTGGTGGTGGTAATGGCGGTTCAGGCGTTGTTATTGTCAGCGTGCCAACTGCAAGTTACACAGGCGTAACAACTGGTGGCCCAACAGTCACAACAAGTGGTAGCAACACCATTATGACCTTTACAACAAGTGGTAGCTACACAGCATAAGGAAATAAAATGAGTCATTACGCAAAAGTATTAAATGGTAGAGTCGTAAATGTTATAGTAGCTGAAGCTGATTTCTTCAACACATTTGTAGATACAAGTCCAGGTGAATGGATTCAGACCAGCTATAACACACGCAATGGAGTTCACACACAAGGTGGTACTCCACTACGTGGTAATTATGCTGGTATTGGTTATGTATATGATGCAGTTCGCGATGCGTTCTATCTACCACAACCATTTCCAAGCTGGACATTGAATACAACTGAATGGTTATGGGAGCCTCCTGTGGCAATGCCAAAAGATGGCAAAGCCTATAAATGGAATGAAACAACTCAAACCTGGGACGCACAATAATGGCAGTCAATCCAGTCAAGACACCTTTTAGCAACATGAGTTTTACGCCTGATGTTCCATCAAGTGCGTTGACTGCCAATGAATACAATGCTGGTCAAAATATTGAAACCAATGTGCGTGGTGTAAACAGTGTAGCAGGTGATCAATATATTTTGGCACAAGTACCTGGTAATCAAATTTTTGTTACAAGTGGTTTTGGATCTAATGGTATCTACTATTGGATAGTTGCCACTGCACAAGGCCAATGGTATGAAATTGACCAAACAGGTGGTATCACTTCTATAACACCTGGTGTTGGTAACTTTACTGGTTACAGCGTTAACACTGTTATTACAGCCAGTTGGAATGGCACAGTTGTATTCTTAAATGATGAAACCAATCCACCCATGTATTTTAGTCCAGGCAATTATGGACAGATACGCCTGTATGACAACGCACCAGACAACTACACATGGAACTATGATGTAGGTTACAACAGCACGGGCAATATTGTACCATTGTATTCAAGCCTAACAGCAGGCTTTGTGCGTGTGTACAACAGTCCCAATTTGGGATCGCTGTTGGTTGCAGGTAATTTAACTGGCAACATCAATGCCAACGTTGTACCTGGCGGTGGTACTGTACAAAACTTGCCAACCAGTGTGCGTTGGAGTCAAAACTTTGGCATCAACTCAGGTCCAACAACTTGGGCACCTACTGTATACAATATTGCCAACCAGGTTGAAATGCCTGTGCGTGGACCAATCAAAGATGGCTTTAGTCTCAATGGTAACTTCTATATTTGCAGCTATTGGGACACATGTCTAATGAGTCCTATTGCTTACCAAAGCAGTTATGCTCCTGTGTTTGGTATTAAGATTGTTAGCCAAGGAAGGGGACTAATAAATGAAAATTGTTGGGCAGTGGTTGACACTGTTGCTTATGGCGTTGATGCTCGCGATATTTGGAAGTTTGATGGTGGGACTTTTACTCCTATTGGCAACCAACGGATCAAAAATTATTTCTACAATAATTTAAACAACGCATACACAAATCAAATCTTTATGATTAACAATACTGAAAAGTATCAAGTAGAGATTTATTATCCAGACTTGACATCAACTGGACAATGCAATCAAATGATTGCTTATCGTTATGATCTAGATGTTTGGCAAGCTCCACGTCAAGTTACCGCTGCCACAATGGCAACAGAAGCGCCAAGAATCATCAATGGCAACATCAATTTAAGCACACGTGGCGTTGACTATAGCACTTACACAACCAATGCCAACATCATACAAAAAGATACTGGCACAAGTTTTGTTGGCAACACTAGTATCAACAGTTATTTCCAACGTGACAATATCAGCTTTGGTCAACCATACAGTGCCAGCGTACAAGTGCATCGCGTGTTGCCAGAAGTCTATGGCACAGGCAATATCACAATCACAGTTGGTGGCGCAGACAGTGTGGGCAATGTTGTGGTATTCAAACCCAATGTCACAATACCAATACAGACCAGCAATCCATGGGCACAAATTGATCAAAACGAAGCTCGCGTTGTAACTTTACAAGTAGGTGCTAACAGCGCAGTAAATAGTTGGCAGATGACAGAAGCCAACTGGCAAATCACTGTAGTTCAGGATACTCGTTAATGTCAAATTTTGCATTAGATACAAACAGCAGTCAAGGCGATATAGTTTCAAGTTTGAACTATGCCTTGGCCAACTTGGGCAACAACAATATCAACGCAACTGGTAATGTGTTGACTGCCAACGTTCAAACGGGCGCAATCAGCACAGGTGGCAATACTGTGTCCTATTTGTATCAATACATGAATGTGGCCTATGGTAACAGTGCCACAGGTTCAGGGTTCACCAGCAATAGTGCATACACCAGTTATTATGGTATTCATAACACTACTGCCAATGTAGTAGACACCAATCCTGCTGACTATCAATGGACACAGGTAGCTGGCGGATTTGGCACAACCAAACATCTATACTATCAAACACTTGGTGGTAGACAAATCAGTTTCAACGTTAATACCACAGCACCAACTTATTTTGTTCCTGTGCAAGATAACACTCCAATCAATTTGGATGTTGTTACAGGTACAACAGGTGCCAA